ATGCGGCAGTTAGAAGAGCTACTTGATGAAGCTCTCGAAACATTGCCAGATTTTGTTCCGAGTGAAAACAACTCGCGTTGGCGCGCTCGTTGGCTCAGACATCATTGCAAAGAATGGAAAGAAAGCCTCCACTCTGAGGCACGTGAGGATTACGGCTGATGGGTCGGGCGCAACGCGAGAAGGGCGCCAGGGGGGAAGTTGAAGCTGCCTTAGCGTTGCGGCAGCACCTGGGGATGATTGCCGAGCGGTCAGCCCGAAACGGCGTAGAGGGTGCTAGCGACCTCGACACTTCCATGACCTTTTGGAAATGGGAGGTTAAGCGCTATGCCCGCCTGGGCGTGGAGTCCATTATGCAGCGGGCAGAATTAGATCAAGCGATTAGCAAGCCGCGAGTGGACCATACAGCTTTGCTGTTACGGGCTGACAACTGCGAGTGGCTGTTCGTCGTAAGACTGCATGACCTTCCACAGTTCATCCGTGATTTAGATGCACAGCGCATGCGAGATCCATGATGGGCTTACCACGAAAGTGGAACTCGATGTCACCCAAGCCGCCAGTGCCTCGCACTCATGGGCGTGGCAGTGCGTGGAACAGGTTCCGCAACCAACTAATGAAAGCGCGAGGCATTTACGCCTGTGAGCGCTGCAAAGCCATTGAGGACAAACTCGAAGCGCATCACATTATCTCAGTACGAGATAACCCATTGCTCGAGTATGAGCCAAGGAACATAATGTTCTTGTGCCTTGAGTGTCACCATAACATCCACAATAGTCGTTTTTAGCGTAATAACGAGGGTACCCCCCCCCATAGGGCCGTTATGGGGCTAAATCTTGGTCACCCGTCGTCGCCCGACTATTTATCAATTTATTTCACCAATTATCGAAACCTCAACCCGCTGGGCGTACGACACTGCTGCGTCCGGCGAGGTTTCGCCCGTTACGGCTGCTTCGTTGATTGCTTTTGCGCAACGCGCTGAAGCTGGCGGCTACAACGGGGAAGTAGTAGAGGCTTTCGCAGCAACGATGCCGGAAGGGGTGAAGCTGTACCCGTACTGGGTGCCAGTGCTGTGCGATGTGATTGCCCGGCATGAGCCCGTACGCGTCATTAGCTTCTCAGTGCCCAGAAGCCACGGGAAGACGCTCCTAGCTGCTTTGCTGGCCGGATGGGTGCTGAGAGACCCTGATGAGGACAAACTCGTCGTAAGCGCTGCTACGGCCCTTGCTCAGGCCCGGTTGTCGGTTGAAGCCTTGGCGGCTATTCATTACCCAGCCGACGGCAAGTCATCGCCCTGGCGCGCTAGGCTGTCGAACACCCAGCCGGTGCTACGGCACGGCAAGGGTAGGTTCTTGCCCGTAGCCCGCGACCCTCGACGGGCTGACGGCATTACACCAGCCCTCGTCCTGGCTGACGAGGCAGCTCGGCTGGAGGGTGAGTACCTGAGCCGGTTGATGACAGCGGCTACTAAGACGCCCGAAGGGCGTCTGCTTATGACTACAACTGCTGACGATGACCTCAGCCTGCCTTGGGCGGGCTGGCGGCAAGAAGCTGAACAACAACTGCTTGACGGGCGGTTGCGCAAGGACTGGGCCGTCCACCACTGGGCCTCGGACGCTGGTGCCGACATTCACGACCCGCGCCAGTGGCGGAAGGCCAACCCGCAACTGTGGGTTGAGGGCGGGCACATTACGGAGGCCTCAATTAGGTCTGAACTAGCCTTCCTCGGCTCTAGGCCGTCAGGCGTTGAGGAGTTTAGAACGCAGCGTCTAAACCTGCCTGGCGGCAGCCTGGCTGCAGTTGGAATTGATCCAGCCGTGCTCGAGCGAGCCCGCTTCGATTGGAAGCTTGAAGACATGACAGGCCGACGGGCATGGGCCTTCATTGACTTCAGCCTGGGCAGCGTTGTGGGCGCTCGCGCAGACTTGACAAGTGTGGCAGTGGTGGTGGATGGCGGCGAGTGGGGCTTGCTCCGCACGTGGTCGTTCACCTGTGGCGAACTGGACGCCATGCGCCAAAACCGGCCCTGGCTGCACGACATGGTGCAAAGGGGCGAAATACACTGGAATGACGGCCAACTAGTCGATTTCGACGCCGTCGAGGCGCTGATGGCTAGCCTTAAGGGGTTGCAGCTTGAGGCAGTCGGCGTCGACGAAGTTGGCTGGACTCAAAATTGGGTCCGGCAGGTGCTGATTGAGCGGCTAAACCTACCCGTTGAGGCCCGCAGCCAATCGCTGAAAGAGCAGGCACCAGCCTGGGCGACCTTTGTAGCGCTGCTGCGCCAGCGCGCGCTGCGGTTTCATGATGACCCAGTGCTGTTGCACCAGTTGCGGCACGCTGAAACCAAGACCTATGACGGCGGTTTGGTAAAGCTGTACAAGCGGGACGGGCAAAACATCGACGCACTAGTTGCAGCATGTAACGCAGCGCGCCTGTACGAGTTGCGAGGCCGGGCCAATCAGTGGATCGCGCCTAGCGGCGTGATGACCATTTGACGGACACTGCCGTCCCCAGACCGTTCAGTATGTCTGGATTTTGGCAGATCAACTGCATCAAACTGGTTTCAAGGATCCTTATTTTGGTTTCGGATAGCCCTAGTTCATACACGGCGTTGATCATTTCCAGCAGCTCGTGAACTAATGACGAGTAATACGGGATACCTTTCAAGTCTTTCGACAGGGTTATTCGAGGGGTAGGGAAGTAGAAGAACTGCCCGAACTCATCCTTTGGCATATCAATGCGTTCGACGGGCACAAGGTAGGGTGACCACTTGATATCCATGTCCGCATCTTAGCAGACAAACGAAATATTTCAGAATGTGACAAAAACTGTCGCGTTCGCCTATTGACAGAATAAACGGTTACTCAAAATGGAGTTGGCGTGAGCCTTTTATCACGCCTACGACGTTATTTCATTGGTGGCTTTGATGCCTCCATGCTCGTCGATTCAACGAGCGTCGGCGACATCGAGGCCCTGCCCGGCGTGCAACGAGTCATCGAGGGCGTTGCAAGCATGCTGGCAAGCGTCAGCCTATGCGTTTACGACTACGACGACCAAGAAACCTACCCGGCAGCCTTGACGCTGCTGACTGGCCGGGCGACCGAAATGGTCAACGGCTGGGACTTGCGCCGATGGCTGGTTACCGAGTCATTCACCCAGGGCAACGCTTACGCCTACCTCGCTCGAACATACAACGGCGAGGTAGCCGAACTTATTCCGATTGACCGGGGGCGGGTGACGATTGACTGGTCGGCTAACCCCTACCGCTACCTGCTGGACGGTCAGGTCATCAGTTCAGCCGACCTTATTCACATCAAGTCGGGCTACAGCCGGTGGGCCTTCATGGGTGAAAGCCCGCTTGACAAGTGCCGGACGCAGCTAGAACTAGTTGCAAACCTTGACAACTGGGCAGCAACTATGGCGGCGTCTGGTTCGACGCGCCGGTTGGCATTCACTTTCCCGACGCCAATCAGCGAGCAGGCAAAGCAAAGCATCCTATTGGCGTGGAAGGCCAAGCACGCCCGGAAGACTGGTGCAGGCGAACCACTGATCATTGACGGCGGCGGCAAGATCGAGGGCGTTAGCGGCTCGGATGACCTAGCAGCACTGACGGCCGCTCGGACGGCTGCTATGGGCGAAATCGCCCGGGCCATGAACGTGCCTCTGTCCTTTTTGGCTGCGACAGAAAGTGGCACACAGGTCACCCTAGAGGCCCAGCGCGCGCTAGTCGACCAAACCTTGCGCCCCTGGGCGCGGCGCATCGAGGCCGAACTCATGGCCAAGCTGCTGCCGGGCTATCGAGTCGAACACGACCTGCAAGAACTGCTGCGCGGCACGATGAAGGACACGGCCAAGGAGCTGTCCAAGCTTGTCATGGCTGGCATCCTGACTCCGAACGATGCTCGATGGTTCATCGGCATGCAGCCAGCTACTGACCTGATGGCCGACGAACTGACCATGAGGTTGGACACGGCAGCCGGTCAGGCCGAGGTCAATGGCGACCGCCAGGACGAGGAAAGCGAGAGTCCTGATGCAGATTGACCGGCGCAGCGTTCAGTGCCGAGCAGAGGTTGACGGCAGCACCGTCAGCGGGTTGGCCATTCCGTATGAAACGGAAAG